GGTTTACGCTGTCAGGGCGTCGAGCATTGCCGAGAAAGACTGTGCATGGCGCACGGCGATGTCGACATCCTGCAGGGCGACGATGCGCAGTGTTCCGCTGCTGCTATGGGTATATGGATCGACGGTCAGGTCAAGACCGCCCCAGGCCCCGATTAGCAGGTCGGCCCAGTTTCCGAAGAAAATCGCCGAGGCAACGCCTGAGCTTGACCCCTTGGTCAAGGTGCTGCTGACCTGGTTTGACACCCCGGCCCGCATGCCGCTGAAGTCGGTGAACCCGTCAGCGTTCGGGAAGTTGCGACAGATGTACGCTCCGTCATCCGTGCCCTTGACAACCTGCATCAGCTTGCCGATCACCTTGGCGTTAGTCAGGTAACCGAGCGATCCGATGTCGGCGTTATCAACTGCAACCTCTGACCATAAACCGACAATGTCGGCCCAGTCAGGCGCTGCGCCATTGGTTCCACCAACAACCGACCCGATGCCGCTGGTTGCCGCGACCCCTGTCGGCTGGTTGCTTGATCCGGTCCCGTGCAGGGCCGCTTTATCAATAGCGATTGCCAGGATCTTCTGCAGATCCTCCTCGACCAGCATGTCGACAGACGGGCTGGATTGTTGCAACAGCTTGCGGCTCATGTCGGTCATGCCGCCGACAGTTTTCGGTGACAGGGTCACCTGAGCAAAGGTCTGCTTGCTTTCTGTCGGTCCGGTCGTGCTGTCCGGGTCGACCCAGTAAGCCGTTGCCCCGGCCGACATTTTCGGGATGGCGACGTTTCCGACCAGGCCGTCAAGCATCCGCGCGCCCATGCGCGACACCATCAGGCGATTACGCAGAGCATCGATAAACGATCCGGCGAGAAAATCTGTTCCGACCAGGTTGCCGCCATCAGCAGCCGTGCCGACGGTTAAATCGCGGCGCGCGGTACTCATCAGCACGTCGTTCGGCACCATGATGCCCTGGGCGGTGCGGTTGTATTGTTTTTCCGCAGCCTGTGAGCATTCGATTTCAAAGGCGGCATCTTCCCTGGCGGCCTTGTTGTTCGGGTCGGCCATATAAAGAAGGGCTTTGCGCAGGCTGTAGCGCTTCTGCTCTTTTTTACCCATGCCGATTTCAGAACTTTCGACCACTTTCTGCGCGCCGTTGCGTTCGAGCAACGCGCAGACAAAGTCCTCAAGAGATTTTCCGTCGCGGACATGAGACATAGCCAGCTGGTGCGCGTCGTGCTGGTCGGCGATCTCGTTGATTTTCTCAATATCGCGCTGGCGCCTGGCTTGTGCGTCGACAGTCACTTCGACGCTGCGGCTTTCGGGATTTGACCCTGTTTTTTCTTTTTCCATCGTTTCTTTCTCCTCTGCAATAGGTTCGGGCTGCTCAAGCTCGACGCTTGCAGCCGCTGATTTTTCGATAATGGTGATATGGTCGCCGGTGGCTTCCCTCCCGACTCCGACGGTAATGTCGGCCGGGACAGAAACGATAGAAACCTCGATAGGTTCCCAATCTTTGGCGCGGTAAATCTCCTCGTCCTCCGTTTCTTCTTCAAGAACCATGCGGTGGATCTGATACCCGACCGAGACATTGCCACGAATCCCGTCGAGCACATCCTGATAGATTTCATCGGCTCGCGCGCTTTTACTAAAACGCACGACAGCGCGACCCATCCTATCTTTTGTGATTTCGACCTCTTCGATAACCCCGACCTGGTCCCTGGTATTATGATCAACCAACAGCGGCCCCATTTTTCTTATACGGTCCAGCCGAACGGCTCCGGGAGAGTGATCTAGAATTTCAGTGCCCCACCAGCGCTTATAAGGTTCTTCACTGGAAAAACTTAATGGGACGGTGCGCGCTTCTTCGTCAATTTCTGCGCGCTGTAATTCGAACAACCGGTATTGCATCCCGGTATTGACTGTCTGCTGATTTTTTTCACGCTTCGGCATTGTTTGCCTCCGTTTCTGTCAATTTGTATTTTTCTCTTAATTTCTTAGCCGCGGCGCGCTGCTGGTAGATTTCTTCCAAGTCCATGCCGCGTTCCGCAGCGATCGTAAATTCATCGATCATCTGCTTTTCATCCAGAATCTTATAGGCCGCGGCATCTTTCGCCGGGTCGATCCATTGCCATCCGCGTGGCTGCCATTTCACCTCAAGCAGTTTCTGGTAACGGTCTGCAGGCAGGCCGATGCTGCCGTTTTTCAGGCCGTTACGTAAAAACCCCCGGTAGATCCTCTGCAGCGTAAGGCTTGAAAGCCGATTCTGCAGGCCGCGGAAATAATCGCGGTCGTCAATAGTAAAACCGCGCATGGTGCCATAGCTTGTGCTTGACGGATCGCTGGCCAAAACCGGATAACTGATATTTAGCCCGCTGGCGATGCCCTTGAGGCTGCGCATTTCAAAGGCATCGACCATGTCTGACGGATATTTACTATCGAACATTTTAAAATCGACCCCGGCCGGCAGCTTGCGAAAAACCCCAGGCTCGATGTCGATCTGAAGGTCGCCGCTCGCTGTCTTTCCGTCGCCGGTGAAAGACCCACCTTCAAGCCCCTCGGTGAAAAAACCCATATTACTGGCCCCGATTCGGCTGGCGATAATAGCCGCCTCACGGAAAGCGCCAAGATGGTGCATTTCAACCATAGCTGCGTGCATCCACGAAAAACCCCTTGATTGATTAGAAAATTCCTGCAGGTAGCCGTGGATAATTTCAGAGGCAGGGACAACCGACCTTGATCGGCTGTCGCGGTAGCTTTTGCCGCGCACGCGGTCGTTGCGGATCGGCGTTAAATGGTAATTAATCGGAAATCCGTTTTTGTTGTATTCGATCCCCATGCGGATATAGCGGCCATTGGCCAGATCTTCGTTGTGATCCTCATCGAGCAGGTCAGGGTCAATAAACTGGAGGGCATAACCAAAGCTGTTTTTATAACCGTCATATTCTCGGATCAGATATTCCCCGTCCCTGGCCTCGCCTAAAACCATCAAGCTTTGGGCGTCGATGATCGATAACCGCCCGGTCACGTCACATTCGCCAGGCTGGCAAAACTGTTGCCATGCTTGCTCGACCAGGGAATTAGCTGAAACATCAAGCTGGCCGTTGCGGTTCTTTGCCTGGCATTGCAGGCGGATTCCGTCCTTGCCGACAACATTGGTCTTTAAAATGTTGAGGTATTTTTTGGCATAAACGTTGTTTTTAGCCATATCGCGGGCGCGTGCCCTTAACGCATGGCCGCCGCGCTGCAGGTCGGCGTCGATCTGCTCTGTTGTTTTTGCCCACTTGTTGAGCAGGTTATTAAACTGAGCGGCATGAAAGGCGCGATCGGCGATCATGTTTTCAAGCGCTTTAACTTTGCGTTTAAATGGCCACATATCAGAAAAACCTCGTTAAAACGCGATTACCGCTGTCAAGCCCCTTGCGGATGGCCTCTGCCGTTTCTTCGCGGCGGACTTCGGCCAGGTAGAAACTGCGCAGCTGCAGCAGCTCGGCCGGGGTGCGGTATTTAAGCGATCGTCCCTCGATGGTAATTTCCGATTGTTCGCGGCTGGCTGTGCCTTCCAGGGTCGCTTCGATGGCATCAAGGACTGTGCGCGCGTGACTTCTCAAATCTGCGGCTGTTATTGCAGCCGGGTCAGGCAGGATCTTAAGGTCGCCGTGGTCGATGGTGTAACGTTCCTCGCTGGTTTCCAGGTCAACGGCATAGGAAAACCAGCGATAATCGCCTGGGACATATTCGGCCGAATCAGCCGCGCTGATAGAGATACTGTGATCAGTTCCGTCTGCGGTGGCCGCCACAGTCAAGGGCGCGCCTCCGGATAGCGGCACAATTTTATAGTTCAGCGCGTACTGATCAGCCGGATAATCTGACAGGCTTTTTGTCCACTTGATGGTGTCACCGACGGTAATTTCGGTCGGTTCTTTTTTGGGAATGGTTATCATGCCGGAGAGCATGACAGAAAAAAGGCAGCTTTAAGAGCCGCCTTTATGGGGCAAATGTATAAATACGCAAACTATTCAGTATCCAAAAACCCGTTTTTTTCGGCTTCGATCACGCTGCGGACTTCGATCATCAGCCCTTTGCAACCGGCCTTGCCTTCAGGGTGCCAGGGGCGCAAAATCTCTTTGCTGACCAGGTCATAAATCCGCCGCGTGCTGCAGTCCCAGCGGTTCGCCAGGTTACGCACCTGCAAAAATCTCTTGCCTTTTAAAT